TGCATAATTAATGGTCAACCCGGAACTATACAGGATGGTGTTTGCGTTCCAACAAGCGCTCCCGAACCCGAGCCTGAGCCAGATCTAGAAACCTGCAAAAATGGAGCTGTTAATTTTCCAGAATGTAGCGAATGTCCTGCAGGTCAGGTAATGGTAAATGGCACCTGCATTACTCCCGGCGGTCAAATTAATGACTGCCCTAATGGTGCTGAAAACTATCCAGAGTGCACAGATTGTCCGCCTGGATTTAAAATGATTAAAGACGTTTGCACTAAAATTATTCAGACGGAACCAGAGACTTGCAGAAATGGGGCTGTTAATTTCCCAGAATGCAGTGAGTGTCCTGAGGGACAAGTGATGATAGCCGGCACTTGTGTTACTCCCGGCGGAGAAATTAATGATTGTCCTAATGGCGCTATAAATCCTCCAGAATGCACAGAATGTCCTTCTGGATTTAAGATGATTAAAGGCAATTGTGTAAAAGAAGAAGATCCAGAGCTTGAAGAGTGTACTAACGGAGCAGTAAATCCTCCGGACTGTAATATCTGTCCTAAAGGATTTGTATTAATAAAAGGCATTTGTACTGAGCAAATTACTCAGCCTGAGCCGGAACCAGAGCCAGAGCCAAGAACTTGCGAAAATGGTGCATTAGATTGGCCGCTCTGCTCTGAATGTCCTGATGGTACAGCAACAGATCCAAGCACACCCTGCCCAAGCCCTGAGCCAGAACCAGAGCCTGAAGAAGAATGTCCTGAAGGCTTTGTTCGAGACCCAGAAACTGGCGAATGTGTTCCTTCAGGCGGCGGAGAGCCAGAGCCAGAAGAAGGCGGCGATAGCGGCGGTGGTGGCGGTGGCGGCGGTATGTTTACACCCTTTATGGCGCGGCTTAATTATCAGCCACCACAAGTTCAATCTTTAGTATTGCCGCAACCACAATCGGCAAACCAAATGATGGGCGGTTTGCTTACCAAAATGATTGTAGATAGGAACAAATAATGACTTATCTGAACTTAGTAAATAATGTGTTAAGGCGGCTTCGAGAGGAAGAGGTTGCTTCTGTGCAAGGCAGCACTTACGCAAAAATGGTAGGTGACTTTGTAAACGATGCTAAACGCATGGTGGAAGATGCTTGGGATTGGTCTGCGCTCCGCACAACGCTAACAATTACAACTAGTAGTGACGTATTTAATTACGTGCTTACCGGCAGCCAGAATAGGATCAAAGCGTTAAACGTTATAAACGATACGGCAAATCTGTTTATGGAGTACAAAACGGCTACGTTCTTTGATGAGGCTTATCTTATTTCTGAGCCACGTACGAGTGCGCCTACCTACTACACGTACAACGGCGTAGACAGCAATGGTGACACCCAGATTGATATCTATCCAACGCCCGACAAAGCGTACACAATCCGATTTAACTGCGTAAAGCGAGAGGCTGACCTGTCTGCTAATGATGACGACATGGCGATTCCGTCTATGCCAGTCATTCATTTGGCAATTGCATTGTTAGCCAGGGAAAGAGGAGAAACAGGCGGGACATCAGCCCCTGAGTATTTTTCTATTGCAGACAAGTATCTATCCGATGCTATTGCGTTAGACGCTCAGAAGCACCCAGAAGAAGTAATCTTCTATACGCCGTGAGGTAGCTATGGCTCAACCATTACAAAGCATTAATCTTGTCGCTCCAGCGTTTAAGGGAATCAACACAGAAGATTCTCCAATAGCACAAGACCCTTCGTTTGCTGAGATTGCTGATAACGCAGTAATTGACAAGCGGGGCCGTATTGCGTCTCGAAAAGGTCACGAAGTCCTAACTACTACAAAGACAGAGTTGGGGACAGCCAAGATACGAGCTATCAAAGAGTTTGAGGATAGCGGCGGTAATCGCAAGATTTTTTCTGTAGGCAATAACAAGATACTTAGCGGCACAACTACGTTAGCCAATGAAACTCCCGGCAGTTACACAATTACTGCTGACAACTGGAAGATGGTTAACTTCAACAACAAGATCTATTTTTTTCAGCGAGGCTATGAGCCGCTTGTTTATGACAATGCCGGCGGATCTGTTATTAAACTAAGCACTGTTTCTGGCGCTGCTGGCGTTTCCTCTGCGATGTATGGCAATGAAGTCCTATCTGCTTACGGGCGATTGTGGACTGCCGACTTTAGCAGCGACAAATCTACTGTCTACTGGTCTGACTTATTAATTGGGCATGACTGGTCTAGCGGCACTAGCGGCTCTATTGATATCTCTAAAGTATGGCCTGATGGCTATGACGAAATTGTTGCCTTGGCTGCACACAACAGCCTTCTTATTATCCTTGGAAAACACAGCATTGTTGTTTACTCAGGGGCAGAAGCGCCGGCAACTATGGCGTTGGCTGACACCGTAGCGGGTGTAGGCTGCGTTGATAGGGATACAGTGCAGCACACAGGTACGGACGTGTTGTTTTTGTCTCACACAGGGTTAAAGAGCTTTGGACGGACAATACAAGAAAAGTCCATGCCTATAAGTAGCCTGTCAGGAAACATTACTAAAGACATTATTCGCTTGCTCCAGAATGAGTCAGAGTTTTATAGAACTGTTTACAGCCCAGAAGAGGGCTTCTATTTACTCACGTTTACATCGCAAGACACGACGTTTTGTTTTGATGTAAGGGGTACGATTGAAAATGGATCGTATCGAACAACTAGATGGCCCGGCACTGGCTTTACCGCCTATACCCGCAAAGAAGATGGTACGTTGCTTATTGGGAATGGCAATGGAATTAGCACGTACAGCGGCTATGAAGACAATAACGAAAAATATCGGTTTAAGTATTACGGCCCCGGCTTAACTTTTGGCGACCCTTCTAAACTTAAAATTCTTAAAAAGCTAAGACCTACGATTGTAGGCGCTAACAGTACCGTTGTATTCCTAAAGTGGGCGTATGACTTCGCTTCTTTTTTTCAAACGGCAGAGTTTACCGTGGGTAATCAGGTAACTGGCTATTACAACGAAAGCGAATTCAACACAACTGTCGAGTTTACTGGAGGCGATCTTACGTCTCGAAGAGGTATTAACACGACTGGCGGCGGCGGAGTAATCACGATTGGATTGGAAGCAGACATAAACGGATCTTCTTTGTCTCTCCAAGAGATAAACGTATTAGCACTAATGGGTAAAGTACTATGAGTAACTACACTAAGACTACAGACTTTGCCGCTAAAGATAGTCTACCTTCCGGTGACAGCGGCAAAATTATTAAGGGCGCTGAATTTGAAACAGAATTCGATGCGATTTCTACAGCCGTTGCTACGAAGGCCGACCTTGCATCGCCTACGTTTACAGGCACAGTAACTATTCCTGCACTGACGTTCACAGGAACTCTGTCTACAGGAACAATTGACGGGGGTACTTACTAATGTCATTACCAGAATGGTTAATAGGCGGGGCTGGTACTGGCCTTTTGCAAACAGCCTTTAGTGATCTTGGGACTTTAGGCACAAGAGGAAGAGAGCTTGCAGATGAGCTTGCAGCGACTCAGCTAGAACAAGCCCAGTTTCAGCCTTATACCGTAACAAGCGCAACAGGCGGTACGTTTACGGCAGGTGATGATGGGCAGTACACATTAGCTTTAGGCAGCCCTCAACAACAAATGCAACAAGCCTTAATGACTCAGGCTCAAAGTTATTTATCTCCGCTTCAAACTTTAGGGTTAACTCCTGCCCAGCAACTTACAGCGGCTGGAACAGACCTTTTAGCGCAAGGGTCTGGAATGATAGGACAGCCGGTGTTTGGCGTAGATCCTACTCAAGCTGCATCAACACAAGCTGCCGCTCTTGGCCGGCAATTTATGGGTGCTTCAGCAGCACAGCCTGCCGACATTAACCTACTAAGAGGTCAGTTTGCAGGTCAGGTTCCTGAGCTAATAACTCAAAGACCACCAGAAGGCATATCTGGCTTGGGTCAGCAAGCAATTAGTGCGGCTACTCAAGGTCTTGGACTTGGAGAGGTTGGTGTTTTAGGCGGGCCAGTAACTGATGTAACTGGAACATTCTCAGACATACAGCTTCCAGACGTCCGTAGAGCCGCAGGACAGCTTGCAGAGCGCGGCCTAGGGTTGGGTATGGCTGGACTTGAAACAGCCGCTCCAGAGGACGTAGAAGCGCTCAGAGCGCAATACGGCGGTCTTGCAGGACAGGCTGCAACAGATCTTCTTCAGCCTACTGAAGCTAGAGAAGCCGATGTATTTGAGCGTATTCGTGCTACACAGCGACCTGAGGAAGAGCGCCAGAGGTTAGAGCTAGAGCAACGGCTAGCAGCTCAAGGGCGTTTAGGTGTGCGTACAGCCATGTATGGCGGCACTCCTGAGCAAATGGCCTTGGCAAAAGCGCAGGAAGAAGCTCAAGATCGAGCGTCTCTTGCGGCTATACAACAAGCCCAGTCAGAGCGTCAACAGGCTCTTGGCGAAGCCCAAACACTTGGCGGTATGTTTAGCGGTCAAGCGGGGCTATCAAGTCAGTTGCAATCTCAAGCGCAACAAAGAGCAGCGCAGTTGTCTCAACTAGGCTTGAGTGCGGAGCAAATGCAAGCTCAACTAGAGTCGGAAGGCTTTGGTCGAGAAATGCAACTTGCTGGCGCTGGATTACAAGCACAGCAGGCTCAGTCAGCCTTGGAGTCTCAAGCCCAACAACGATCTACTCAACTAGCACAGTTAGGTTTGTCAGCAGAGCAGATTCAGTCACAGCTTCAATCAGAAGGTTTGGGTCGAGCAGCTACGGCGGCAGGGCAAACAGCGCAACTTGCTCAACTAGCAGGAGGATTGCAGGCCCAACAAGCAGGTCTTGGCATGGATTACGCAAGCCTAGGGGCCGGCCTAGCAGGACAGGCTCAGGGTCTAAGCGCGGCTCAACAGGCGCAAGCACTGCAGGCGTTAGTTGGCGGGCAGGGTTTGTTGCAAGGATCTCAAGCGTTAGAGGCTGGAAGGCAACAACTAGGACTAGGCGCACTTGCTGGATCTTACATTCCTCAACAGCAATTGATTGCGGCATTGTCACCAGGGCAAACTGCAGCAGCGGCGCAACAACAAGCACAGCTTTATGGCACTGGATTGTTCGGAGAGGCTACAGCTTCTGGCTTGGATATCTTGCTTGCTTCGCAGCTTGGTCGAGCTAATCTTGCTGGAGGTCTGGGATCTGGCCTTGTGGGTGGATTGCTAGAAAACATCCTAGATTAATTAAGGAGAATTGTAATGGCACGTTTTGGCAGAGACATTGTTAAACAGCTAACAGATCCCACAATGGCGCAAGGGATGTTTGAACTTGGCCGTCAGATTGGTGGCTTACCCGGCGAAAGAAGGAAAAAACAAAAAGAAGAAAAAGAGCGTGAAGAAGCCTTAGCTCGATTTGATGAAATAAGCAGAATATCTGGTCAGGCGCAATCTTCGGCCATAGCTGGCACCCCAGCAGCCCTTGCTGAAAACATTAGGCTTTTAGAGGAGGCCAGAGACAAAGCTCCCACCCTAAAAGAAAAGCAAGCTATTGAATCAAGAATTATTCAACTCAGGAGCATGACTTCTTCTGCTCAACAAAAAAGGCTGAAAGGTGATATTAGTGCGGTTTCTCAGATAGACAATGTGCTCGAAGGCATTGATGAGCGACAAGACATCCCTGAAGACAAAAAGCCTGAGTTAAAAAAGACTCTTGCGCTTCGTAAAAGCCAGCTCCTTGAAAATCCTGAGATTGAGCAAGGCTACCGCCAAGATCAGTTAAGCAAGTTTCAGTTTGAGGAGTCAGAGCGAGTATTGCGCGAAGAAAATTATATAAGAGAAAAGCAATTAGATTTTCAAACGGCGATTAGATCGGGAGATCAAGATCAGCTAGATGCCGTTCTTAAGAGTGTTCCTCCTGAGTTTCAAACAGTAGCCAATCAATATGTGACTGGAGCAGTAAGAAACAATCAAGTTCTTGATGCCTTTAAAGAAAAATCTATTGCCTTAAAAACAAAACCCATGACAGAGGCGCAGCTAGACTCGCTGATAGATGAATTGCCTGAGGGGTCTAGAGAGGCAATGGCTGTAGAGATTAAAGAGTATAAAGAGGCAATAAAAGGATGGAGCGAAGAAGCTCAATGGTCTGGCAGCACACAAGCTAGAAATCGAGCAAAGCAAGCAGAGTCCGCGATAACATCAAGAATTTCTAGTATCTCAAACTCAATATTAATGGCTGACATATCAGAGCGAAGGAGAGTCGAAGCTCAAGATAAAGCTGCAATTGCAAATCTAGAGTTGCAAATAGATGCTCGACCAAGTGATGCCAAAATCACTAATAGAGCAAAAATGATTACTAAAAACAAAGACGGGAAACCAACCCTTGAGGATTATCAGGATGCGGAGGCGCAGCTAAGAGCCGAAGCAAGAGATGACGCGCTTTCGGCTATAAGTAAAATTGATCCAAAAAAAGCAGAAGAGCTTGGCTATGGCGAGGAGAGCGCAGGGGCAATTAGCTTAAACGATGCAAAAGCTCTGTTGAGTGATGACCCTTCAGAAGCAAACAAAGCGTATTTCCTGCAAGTTTATGGGCCTGATGCTTTTGCTGAGTGGCAAAAAGAATCTAAAGGTGATTCCGGTCGCGGAGTACTAGATACTGCTTTCGGCGTTCCTGCGAGGGCTGTTGCTGGCGCTATAAGTGAGAATGTTTTTGGGCCGGCAATGGAAGCTCTTGATCTTGTGGCTACGCGCAAAAAAGTTGGAAAGACGTTTAGAGACTTTGGAGGTGATCTATCTAACATATCTACAGAAGAGCTTCTTTTAATTTCCCAAAACCCTAAAGGCTTTGAAAGCCGAATAAATAAAATTAATTCAGAGCTTGTCAAACGAATGAGTGGTGGCTAAATGTCTAACCCTTTTTTGAAGAGCGCCAGCAAAAATGCCAACCCTTTCCTTAGGGCGGGAAGGGGTCTTAGCTCCTTTTATGCAGAGCCTGAAGTTGAATATAGCGCTGTTCGATCTGGCGCTGTGGACTTTCTTGAGTCCGCCATAGGCGTAGGCGATGAGCTTGACGCTACCATCCGCGTTTTATCAGGTGAAGCCGACAATTACAGTCAAGGCATACAGCAGTCTCGTGCAGAGCTAGATGCTTTTGAGAAAGCCAATCCCAACGCATCCGGGCTAATCACGGCAGTTGGTCTTGGTGCCGGCTTGTTTATACCTGGAGCCGGCTTGGTAAAGATAGCTCAGACAGGAAGCAAGTTAGATAGGGCTTTCAAGGTGGCTACCCTTGGTGCCGCAGAGGGCGCTGCCTACGGGTATCTAAGCGGGAGAGATGAGGGTCGGCTAGAAGGTGCTGCAATGGGCGCAGCCCTTGGCGGGGGGCTTGGCGCTGCTGCCTCAACCCTTACGCGAAACGCCGACGAAATAGCCGCTGCAGCAAAGCAGGCAAAGCGACAGCGCGTAGGCAAAGAGGGTGGATTCATTGGCGGCGAAGAAGGGTTTGCCAATGTGGGTCGCGCAGGGAAAGGCGGATCTGTTACCGATGCCAGCCTGCAAGAAAGAAAAAATACAACCATACTTGTTGGTGATGGCGTCAAAGACAATATGAGCAAGGCGTCTAGAACTATTGGAAACATACTTCTTGGCACAAAAGAGTGGGCTGAAAAGAATGTAGGCGCAAGAGCTGCTCGACTAGTTGAAGACTCTGAGATTATGGTTCGCCACGAGCTAAGTGAGATCGATGCGATTTATGATGATGTCTTTTCTGGAGCGGCAAAAGTATTCGAGGATAACCCTCGCTTAAAAACAGCGCTTCTAAGAATTAATAACAAGTTTGGAGATAAGGCAACCTCTTGGGATGACGCTATTCGCATGGCGCAGACACCCGATGAAAAGAAGGCGGTTGAGCTAATGAGGGATCAAGTAAAAGTCCTCAAGGATCTGGACTTCGTTAAGTTTCCAGAAGGGGACTACATGCCCACAATCGCTGTAAATAAAAACAAAGTTATGGGGTCTAACGATTACGCAAACCCAGTAGAAGCGCTAAAGCAGTACGCCAAGGATGTTGCTACAGCTAGGGCGGTTGCAAAGCGTTTTAATATTGATATAGACAAGATCAACTTAAAAGAAGAAAAGCTGCAGTCTAGGAGTCGAGTGGACTCCGTGTTCAAGGCCATCGATAAGGCCGCCAAGAAAGAGCTAAAGGGCGCGGCAAACGAAAAGGCTATTCGCAGTAACCTGCAAGACGCGCTCAGATCCACACTAATTACCTCTAAGATGGGTGGCGATGCTGTGGGCGCTGTATCAAGAAGGGCAGTATCTACTGCGTTACTGGCTAACCCCATGAACGCTGTGTTAAACATAATTGAGGGCGTGACTGCTCCTGTTTTTCAGAATGGCATCAAGGCTTGGGCGCAGACAGTTCCACGCGGGATTATTGAAACCTTCCCCACCATCTCAAAGATTACCGGCGTAAATCCAGAGAAGTGGGTTTCAAACAAAGATCTCGGCCTTGACACAAACTTCTATGGGGAAGTCGCTAACACTATCGGCAGAGAAACCACAAAGACCGCTGAAGTGTTTAACTACATCAAGGCGCCAGAGCTTGCTGGCCGTGGCGTAGACGTTCTGGGTAAGGCTCTATACCGGGTGTCGGGCGTTGAAAAGGTTAACAGGATGGGCCAAGAGATGCTGTCTAACTCTGCGGTTCAGCGGGCTGTAAACCTTGCAAGGAAGGGCGACGAGAAATCTATTGAAAAGCTGAAGAAGCACGACGGGATGAAAGGGCTGTCTCAGTCTGAATTTGATAGCACAGTCAGCGCACTACAGAAGATGAAGCAGGGCGGATCGCTAAACAAGAATGAGCTTGGGTACGTGCTGAACTTTGCTGGTGCGGCCATGAATAAGTGGCAGCCTGTTAGCGCAAGTACAATGCCTCGCGCCTACAACGACAATCCAAACGCTCGAATGATGTATAGCATGCTGTCGTATATGAACCGACAGATGAACAACATCCGAACTGAAGTTGGCCTGAACCTAGCCACTGTTGCCGAAAAGGGTATCAACACCAAAGAAGGTGCCGATGCCGCAAAGACTGCGATGATTCAGACGGGAAAGTATATCGCTCTCTTTGGCGTACTCGCAGGTGTCTGGGATGACGCTCGAAAAACTCTTGATCTTAGTAAGAACAAAGAAATCGAAGACATCCTTACCCCCGAAGGCATCACATCTGCGACCATGAATCAGATTGCATCCAACATAAGCAGTGGCGCAGTCAATCTAAGGGCGAAGGAATTTGGAGGCCAAACAGTAAGCATTAGCCCCGCTCCGCTGACGGCAATTAGCAGAACAGGATCTGGCATGCTAACAGCGGGAGAAAGGCTAATCTCTGGAGAAGAGGATGCGATGGAGCCACTGCTGCGTACGGCGCAAACTTATGCTCCAGGGGTTGCTAACATAGATAGGATTCTTCGCATGACCACTGGCGAGCGACTCCTAACGGACGATTAATCCCAGCTTTTAAACTCTAACCAACCGGCTACACCTGCCGCCCTGTCATTCTCCATACGGGCGGCTTCTTCCTTGTAATGCTTGGCTATTTCTTTTTGCTCTTTGTTCATGCGCTTGCCTAACGTAATGTCTTCGGCCTTTTCCCTTAATAACTCAAGGGCACCCTCGCCGTACTCGTCGATGTAGTGGCGGACAAAATAGTCAGGATTGCTGCCGTATTTCTGGTGGCAGCCGTAACAGTGAGCAAAGGCGTTCATTCCGTCGTACCGTATGCCCTTCTTAGCGCGTGTAAAGTAGTGCGAGCAGTGTAGCCCTGTGCTGTTTGACTCGTACTGTGCGCCACAGCCTTGGCACTTAAAGTCGTTTCGTATGCGGACGCATCGGCTAAACCAGTGGTCTGCTGCTGTTCTTTTTAGTCTCATTTGTTTTCTCTCAATCTGTCCAAGTCTCTAAGATCAAACACATAGCTGACCTTAGCATTGCCTTTCGTATCGTCCTTCCTGTTTTTGTATTCGTGTTTTACAGCTTTCCCATTAGTAATTAGGGTTTTGGCCCTAGCCACAGTCATCATATAAATGCCAGACCACTCAACATCCAAGATGATTATGATGTTTGGATAAAGCTCGGCGTAGCGCCTGAGGTCTTTAAGGTTAATAGATATCGCATAATCTGACGGTATGCCAAACAACTGCTGAGACTTTCGCCAAGGCTCTCGGATGCTTTTTAAATCCATAGGAACCATGCCAACTAAGTCATGCGTATAAATGTCATCGTGTTTGTTTGGGTTTACAGCTAAGCCCCAGCCAACCAGCTTATTGGTAGCCACAAAGTCTTTTTCTGCCAGTTCCCCTGCCTGGCACCAAGACTTCTTGTCTTCATTGTCGATCACAATTGATCCTTTAGTTGTTGAGGGAAAGGTACATATACGCCTTTATGCTCTGAGAGCCACCTAATTAGCACCTCAGCGGCTTCTGATAGTTCCTTGGGGGTTACCTTGGCTGTGTGTGTTTTATCGTACATCGACTGTATGATGGGCCTGTAGAGGGTTTCTTTAACTAGAACCTCCGTAAAGGGTATTTCCAATTTGTCACTGAAGGGATGTCGTACCCAGTATCCGGCGTCGTTTAGCTCCTGTGCTACCTGCCGGAACCACAAGTGCATGGCGTTGTTCTGCCTGTCACTGCGCGTAGTATCCTTGATTGCATACAGTATCTTCTTGCCGTCATCAAACTGCGTAGTAACGAAAGCGATGAAGAAGTTCATCTTGTCTTTGGTGTCAACAAGCCAGCGGTGTGATGTGTCCATTCAGTTTCCCCAGTTTTCCCAGTTTCCCCAGTTTCCCCCTAATACCCTTATTTACCCCCCACTATGTCTAGGCTACCCCGCCCCCTACAGAAGGGGATTAGAGGTATTCTGGGGATTCTGGGTATTCTGGGGATTACATTGGCACCCAACGGTAGAATTTCTTGCCGTGTTCGCCGCGCCTTTCTAGCTTTAGATTGTTTCCTTTAAGCAAATCAATACAGTTAAGGAGCTTCTTTCTGGTGCATCCATTAGGATTGATTTCGTCATCATGTAAAAACTGGAGAAGGTCAGACTGGCTAAACATCTTATTGCTTTTCATAACGCTACTTAAAAGCACGTACTCGTCTTCGTATTTGCTGATGGCTTTGCCTATGTTAATCTGCGCTCGCTGTTTCTCTTTAAGCTCTGTGATGTCGTCGACTGTCATGAACTGCACAGAATCTACTGACTCCTCATACCCCACTGTCGCACTGGTCTGCTTATATTTGAATCCGCCCTCGAAGCTGATCTGACTACGATCCTTCTCATTGATTACTAACAGCTCTTGGTAGAAGGCAAACTTGTCGTTGACAGGATCAAGGCCAAACATATTGTCTACGTCTGCCTTGAGATCACCTACGCCCTCATAGATCAGCCGTCCGTCCATGCTCCGGTGCTTGTTGCAGTGGCCCAGCAGGATGACTGTGCCGCCAGCAGCGGCGAACTCACGAAATACGTGCAGGACTTCCCGCATATCGCCCTTGTTGAGAACGGGAGCAAACTTCTTGAGGGTGTCGCAGATAACGATCTTGCCGTCAGCTTCGCCCTCCTCGCGGATAGCATTTAGCAAATGGAGCGCGTCAGTCGTTGTGCGTAGCGAAGGATCTGGAGAGTTAGCCAGGGTAATCATAGTCATGCCATGCTTGTGGCCCATCTTGGCTTTCTGGAGTACGCCCTTGGCTCCGTCATCTTCGTTAAAATAGATCACATCCGAGCCTTTTATCAGGTTATTCCGAATACTCTGGAATAGGTTGCCCAGAATCCATACCGTCTTACCAGCCCCTGAGGGCGCGTATACGAGCGTTACAGTGCCAGTAGTAATCATCCCCGGGATAACGTCTCTTTCTTTCGCTAGGCGCATCTCAAGCTCTTCTATGCGGCCATTGACTGCAACGCCTCGCAAGCGAGAGAGGGATGATCCGTTTTGTTTCGTATGGTATGGGTTTCCGGGAAAGGCTTCGTTGATTAGTTCTTCTTTGATTACAAACGTGGGTTTGCTACCTACTGCGTCACAGTAGTCTGCCCATTCGTCCTGCATTTTTATCCCCTTTTTGTTGTGGTGAAAGCTCTTAACTCTGAACGACTTCAGCCGATCTGTCAACAAAGTTATATAAAGGTTTGCAAAGTTTTAAAAAGTTTTGTAGACTGCAAGCTCAATCAAATGAAGGAGGCAGTATGAGTAATCTTCCAGATAACATTGGAACCCTACTAGACAAAGTTGGAGCTGACAAATCTAACGACGCTTGGGCTGTTAGGCCCGGCATCTGGGCTATCAAACACAAAGCATTGGAAAAGGTAGCCGCTTACCTTGGCATTACGTTCGATGCCCCTAAGATCATCTGCGCTGAAATACTGGAGAAGGCTGTAGCTATCGAGGTTCACGGTCGGCTAGGTGACTTGACTGCATGGAGCATTGGCGAGGCAGCAACATACAACAACAAGAACGGCTATCCGTTTGCTATGGCTGAGAAGCGAGCAAAGGATCGAGTGATTCTTAAGTTGTGTGGATTGCATGGCGAGGCATACAGCGAGGAAGAAGCTGATGACTTTAGAAAGCGAGCTTAGTCTTTTGCAGTACAACCAAGCGGTGCGTGAGAACTTTGATTTTGTTTACCAAGTAAAGAGTGCGGTAGCAAATGAAGAGTGGGATATCCTTAGAGCAATCATTGAGGAAACCCCAAACGAAGTGAAAGAGGCGTTGAATCTTGCTCCATCCAAGGGCGGGATCTTTACTACCTTTGAAACTAAAGCAATGAAAATCAATCCAGAAGGAGTGACTAATGGACGATAAAGTTTTTGTAGATGGAATGCTGGCCAAGCCCGGCCCAGACGGTGAGGAGTTTAAGTGGGTGAAGGCAAAGCTATCTATCAAGCTCGATGAGTTTGGCGCTTGGGTTGCTGCTCAGAAGAAATCTGACCCAGATATTGAGTGGCTCAACATTGAGATTAAAGAGGGGCGATCAGGCAGGTGGTATGCAGAGCGAAATATGTGGAAGCCACCAGCCGATCAACCGGCGCGACAGCCAGCTCCTGCGCCAACTGAAGATATCCCTTGGTGAGAAAGGCGCTCCTACGCCTATTGCCCCGCGCGGTTTAGCGGGGCTTTTTTTAAACGGAGAACCGAATGAAAGATCAGACTGAATACTTGTACTATCGAGACCTGTTTCACATCTTTAAGGCGTACACATCGCCGAAGTTAATTAAGGTGCTGGATGCTCAAGGCATTAAGTATTTCACTGACGCTAAAGGCAAACCCTTTACAACAAGGGCTGCCATCGAGGGGGCTTTGAGCGAAGAAACTAGGGAGACGGCTTAGGCTCTAGGTCTAACCGTTATCCTGCTGACCTCTCCGTCTTCAGTGTCGTACGTGATTACTTTAGCGCCTCGCTGGGACATAAGGCCCAGACGAGTGGCGTATGAATCCCTTGACGCTAACGTAGGGTGCTGTTCCATAACGGCCCCTGCGTCTTCTAGTATCCGCTCATGGTGATAATGTCCGCTATGGATGTATGCCATCGTCGACTTGCCCCACTCCTCTCTGAATCTAGGCTCGCTTGAAAACACTTTAGGCAGCCGATCCATCTTTACTTTATGCCCATGGTGGAAGCACAGCAGTGTTTTGCCATGTCGATAAGCGTAGTAAGGGAAGTCATTGTCGATAACATCCAGCCTTGGCTCATTAGCGTACAGTTTCCTAATGAACTTACGCAACCAAATGGAGCCGGCAATATCATGATTACCTTCGGCACAAACGAAGACGACTTTCTCGTACTTCTGCAGCATCATCCGCACAGCCTCGTTCATAACCGTCATCGCTATGTCGACGATACGGCTGTACCTACTGTCATTATCGAGGATATGAGAGGAAGTCGGAGTGACTTGGAGCAGTCCATCCCAGTGCAAAAAATCACCAAGGTTGCAAAGCAGCCCGACCTTTGATTTGGGTGTGCTGTCGATCATCTCTTTGATGCTAGACAGGAATAGATCGCGGGCCATGTCGGTATTATAGTCTTCACTAGTCTCATCGCCCCAGCAGTATGAGCCAAGGTGAAAATCAGTGACGACCAGAAGAGACAAAAGATTTTCTTCAACATGCTTCGGCTGCTTGACTGGCTTCCATGGCTTGATGCCTTCACACGCTAACTCAATTCGACCAACTATTGCATCCAGCTGGGCTTGCTTGTCTGCCTCAGTCTTTACCCATTGAAGGGCAACGGCGCCATCCTTATAAAGCGTTGAAGATCCCTTCACTGCGTAGCCAGGCGGAACAGTGTGAACGTGATCGTGCTTCGGCGCAAAGCCAGCTTTAGCTGCTCTGCCCTCAACAGTCTGACAAGTGCTTCTTATGTTTGATCTATCAGACCCAACTTTTTTTGATATCTCGCTCCAGCTAAGGCCGTCTACATACCTTAATCTGATTAACTTTTTTTGATGATCTGTTATGCAATACTCTTCTAACGGGTGTTCCATTATTCCCCCTAATGGAGCCCTATGGACGTATACCTCGCATCGTATTTGCTCTCGCAAGTACGGCAACGATTTGAGTTAGCTCCATTGGGTCTATTGGAATACTCACGTGTGGCTCTTCTGTATTCGCCACCTTCACATAGTGCAAGTGAAGATAGGACAGCAGTGCAGCCAACACATCTTCCTCCGTTCGGATTGTTCGTGCCTCGCTTGGGCCTGTGGTCATAGTTACTCCTGTTCAGCCGCTGGGCCATTGGTTGATAGTTGGATAGGGTGTCATAGCGGGTGCGTATGTCAAGTGCCAACACTTTGCAAGTATCGTGCCACCGCAGGGTAGGTGCAGCGATTATTGCCCACCGGGGCGCTGCCGACCGGCTCAACAGGCGAGGAGTACAGGTGTCGCCTTGGACTGTTCGAGTTTAACAGTAAGGCTCAAACTCTTGCCAGTCCCGTTTTTCTTCGGGCTCAGTTTTACCTTCGAGTTCGTTGCAGTCTACGCATACCTGATCTTGGTCTAGATATCTTTGCTCCATCCACTGTTGGCAGACAAGGCATTGCCATAGATCAGTATCCATAGCTTAACTTCCATTCCTTGCAATCATCGTAGCCGTAGGTGTAATGAATAGAAGCGCTAAGATTTGAGTTGCCCATCATGCAGTCTTCCCATCCTCGCCGGTAATCAGCCTTTACCATATCTACGTAATCGTTCATGTGCCAATCGCATACACTAGTGTTAATTGTAGGAACAGCTTTTAGTGGCCCAGTTATTTTCCTTAGTTGTCGCAATGATTCCTCAAGGGAATCCATTGGTAGTTCTTTTAGGTCTTTCAATGTATCGACTCCTCTAGCGCCCAGCATACTTCCGATGCGTTGATAATCGGCCGGCCATGCCAGCTGCAACTTTCTTCAAACAATATGTCTGTTGGTTCATCAAATATTTGACCCCAAAACTCATGACTTTCGCCGGAGTTAACGACTATGTATTCGGCGTCGATGTCTTCAGGGTCAACGTACAGCTTGGCTATGCAATTAGCTCTATCAAAGTCGTCAATCTCTGCGCCTTCAAACTTGTCAGCGTCATCAGGGACGATAGCCTCCACCTTGATATAGATTTTCTTATTCATTGGTAAACACCTCATTGATTGTCTTGTATGAAGGTATGCCATTTATCTGCTTGTTGCCAAGGATCTCCGAAATAAAATCGTCCATGTCCTCGAACGTCGGGCGGATATCATTGGCCGCACAGTAATTAAAGTAAACCTTGAGCAGCGTCTCAGGGTAGTACTTGTCATTGTTCTTTTGCATTGCCCCTCTCCAGATCCCGCAGCTCATCGCTGAGATAGTTAGTCCACTGGCTTATCTCAAGCATTGCCATGCCGCAGTTATCAGATAGCCTGGGAATTTTATCTAGTTGATTGTGCGCTGCCTTCAGAAATTCAATGGCGTTGACGATCCGATCCCTGCCATCGAGGTACTCGACCACACGCTCAGTCGTAACGACGTAAGGGAATAAACTCTTCGCCGTTACCCTAACTACCTGCGGGTAAATCTCGCTCGGATCATACAGGTCGAGCAGGTTATCAATGAGGATCTTTACCTCCGAAGCGAGTAGCTCGGGGCAGATCTTGCTGACGTATTCAGTTGTTAAGTCCATGGTATTACTCCGTTTGTTGTTGAGATTTAAGGTTAACAGGCGACGTGCCGCCATGTCAGTTTTATCCGTCAGAATGTGACGATTCAGACGCATTGGATTCCTCGCTATGCACTGCCAGGATTTTCCTGATGCCACTGATATGTATGCCAAACTCCGTGGCCCATCGGCAGAAGCCAACCACATCGTCATTGTTGATTAGGTAGTACTCGACGTTATCAAGTACTTGCTCACCAGCTTCACCGCGCTGCCACCATTCCATGTTGCTCATGCGCTCGCCCTCCTATAGGTTTTTGAATTGATCCCATGCCATCCAGCTAATTACTGTGACCACTGGCGCATAGACTAAAAGCGTTAAAACGATAAATTCCAAAGGCATTACAGTTCACCCTCCAAGTAACAAAGCAACCAGATCGACAGCACAGACACCACAGCGCATAGCCAGAAGACCGGAAAGTTAAAATTTAGCGCCGCCATGAGTCCGCCTAGTGTCGTGAACACGGCCAGCGTTACCAAAATCAAGTAAAGGATTGTCGTTAGTTGCATGTCTCATGCCTCCCACGTTTGCTTTACATCTTCTAGGCTGTCATCCCATAGCCAGATCTCTAGGCTGCCGCCATTCATATCGCACAGTGAGTGATCACCGGCCCGGAATGCTTCCTGGTATGTCTCATATTCTGGTTCTGACGTGAACATCTCGCCGCCATCCCGACCGACTATTGTGTATCCAAATAATTCGTCATTCATTCCGTCACCTCCGTTTTGTTTGTTGATTTCATCGCATGAGCGCGCGCCTTCTCTTCGGTTTTAAAGCTGATGTGATAGACAGCGTGACCCGTCTCCGTGTCTTTGTAGTGGACGCAATACGGCATCCGTCCGCCTTGCCTGTACCAAATTTCAGCGGTTAACCCATCGGGATCGTAGTCCGCCAATATGTCAATAATTCCTACCCATTTCGCCATGATTAACCCCTCGCAATGATTGCTGTATTGAATTTACTGGAACGCGATCCATGTACAGCGATCGCGATGTTCTGAGATACCCCGTCGCATAGCTTGCAGTCTACGCACTGGATGCCGTCCGAGTCCGCTAGGCATTCGATTTCTTCGGGTAATAGTCCGTCACCTTCCATTGCTACGCGGAACGTCTTTGCGCCTTGCTTTTGGTATTTGCTGGCTTGCTTAGGTGAATCAGCCGATACCTGGCACAGTCTGAAATAGCGCTTGTCAAAATTTTTGTGGCTAGCTTGGTGGGTGTAGCCAGTATGTGCGCGGGACATCTGCGTAACCTGCAAGAACACTTCATAGGGTACAGCTGCAGGATCGCCATAGGCTCCGAGCCTAACGACACGCGACCGGAAATAATCCGCGTGTAGCTTGTGATCATACTGTTCATACAATCCGCGCTTGTAGGATTTCCAGATCTGATTAGGTGCTTGTCCAACATTGACGTAACACGCGCCGTTATTGAAATGACGATGGGGACAGCTGCCACAAATAGATGAGTCATCGCCGGTTTTTGTGGCTTCTACTGGGTTGATATCGTCGCGTAGTATCCAGGTTTGTATAGCATCTCCGGTTTTTACGTTAGACGTTGACAGCGTAGCGATTACCACAATCGGTGCGCCGTCCAGTACCGACGGGCCTTGATAGAGAATAAAACCGCGTCGTTTAGGTAATGCTTTGGGGGATGTCTTTTTGCCTAGCATTGTCTGTCTCTCTCTGTTTGTTGGTTGATGGTTTCAATCTACCCCACGACACCAAACAATTTTCAGAATGTGACAAAACTTTTTTAATTATTTTCCAAATGTGACATTTTTGGATTGTCTCTTTTGGGGCTGTCTCTTTTAGGGGTTGTCTTCTGTGGCTCCTTCTCAGTCACACACACTTGCAC